CATTACTACCGAGCCCTACCTGAATTTCAAGGTTGGCGATCCCGTTAAATTCCGTCTGGTTAATAGCCAAACCGGTGGATCTGGTACAGGCACCCTGCCCGCTGGTCTCTCGGCTGATACCACGTATTACGTGATTGCCTACACCGCTAGCTCTGGCGCACTTCAGGTGTCTGCTACGGCTGGTGGCTCTGCCGTCAACATCACTGACGATGGCACCGCTGCAGCTCCCAACGAGTTCGAGGTCTTCTACGCTGACTTCGCTGCGGTCGGTCAGGTTCAAAGCTGGTCTTTTGAAATCAGCCGAGCCGAGATTGACGTGACCACCATTGGTCAAACCGCTGGCCAGTATGCACCCTTCCGTGCTTACATCCCCGGATTCGCTGATGGCACTGGCACCGCCACCATCTACGTGACCAACGAAGACAGCGCCCTGTCCAACCGTATGGTTGAAGATGTGGTGCAGCGTCAGCAGGTTGGTTGCGGCTTCAAGCTGTATACCGACAAGCAGAGCTCTGAAGCCCTGAGCCGCAGCATTGCCCTCGATGCCGTGATCATCAGCGCTACTCAGAACGTCAACCCTGACGACGCTCAACAGGTAGAGATTACCTTCCGTCCTACCGCAACTCCTACTTTCGATTTCAGCACTACCGCTTGATACGATCGCTTAGTTGCGTTGATCGGGCCTCTGGGTTGCGCCAGGGGCTTTTTTATGCCTAAAGTGACAACAATCATCTAGTTTTTATGCCCGCGCCTGCATCGTCAGCTCTTGCCCGCCTGAAAAAAGCAGCCAACCTGACGCCCATCAAGCGTGTGGTTACTTTGGCTAACGGCGAGATCTTTGAGTTTTACGCAGCACCGTTGACCATGTCCGAGCGTGAGCGGGCGCAGAAGATGCCAGGAGGCGATGACCCAAATGGCTTTGCGTTGAACTTGCTGGTCACCAAGGCAGTTGACGATGCCGGTCAGCGCTTGTTTCAGACGGGTGAAATTGCTGAGCTGAAGAACGAAGTGATGGATGCCGATCTGCAGGCTCTGATGCTGGCCATAATTACCAATCCTGAGGAAGGTCAAGAGTTGGACATGAAAAGCCGTAAAGGCTGAGCTCAAAAAAGACAACCTATTGCTGCTGCAGCTCGGGGTCGCTAAAGAGCTGGGATATACATTGTCTCGCCTTGCCAAAGAAGTGACCTTGGAGGAACTGCTGTTGTGGTCTAGCTATTTTGAGCTGCAAAACGAAGAGCAGGAGCGGCGGTCAAAGCAGCGTCGGTAGACTGCTTGTAAGAACAGGGTTGTGCCGTGTCTGTTGTAGCTAACGTTGCCATCAATGTTGATAGCCGTGGCGCAACCCAAAAGCTACGTGAAGTTCAAGTTGGGGCCAAAGCTACTGAGCAGGCTTTTAACGCGCTGACTTCTGCAGCGGCGGCATTTGGCGCGGGTTTTGCTATTGGAAGGGTCATCCAGGATGTAAAAGAATTAGACACAAATCTGAGGCGTCTAGGCACCGTCGGAGTTGACGTTGGCCGAATTAGCCCAGCGCTGTCATCCCTAAGCAAAGAGCTAGGTGGTGTTGCCAGTAAGGCGGAATTGGCGGCCGCATCTTACCAAGCGGCTTCGGCTGGTTTTAGTGATACAGCTGGCAACATTGAAATTCTTAGAGCTTCAACCAAGGCGGCTACTGGTGGGCTAGCCGATACCCAAGCTGTGACCGAAGTTTTAGTAAAAACACTTAACGCCTACGGGTTGGCTGGCACGCAAGCAAGCAAAGTAACCGACAGTATTTCAAAGGCCATTGAACTTGGAAACCAAGAATGGTCGGATTACACCAGCCAGCTTGGCCGCGTTATTTCAATTGCTGCTATTGCCGGCGTAAGCCTTGACGAGGTAAACGCATTTATTGCGGCCGCAACTAAAAACGGCGCAACTGCTGAGATCGCTTTTACTGGTCTTGGCGCGGCATTCAATACCTTGCTGCAGCCGACCAAGGAAAGCACAGAGGCAGCGGCTGCGCTTGGTATTCAGTGGAATATTGGAGGATTAGAGGCAAAAGGATTTACTGGGTTACTTGAGGAGTTATCCAAAAAACAAGATGCCAACAAGGAAACGGTTGCAAGGCTGCTTGGCTCACAGGAAGCCCTTCGTGGCGTGCTTGCAGCTAATTCAAAAGCTGGCAAAGATTATCAGACAATTTTGGAAGCACTTGGGGATGCTACAGGTAAAACACAAAGTGATTTTGATAAGTTAAAGGGCAGCTTAGAAAATCAAATTAAGGCGCTAGATACAGCCTTCAAAAATTTAAGCGAAGCACTAGGTCAGGCCTTTGGGCCCGCTGTAGCGGACGCGCTTTCAAGTGTAACCAAACTTGTTAATGGATTTGCTGATGCCATAAAAGCAATTCCTCAGCCTGTTATCACCGCAGCAACTGCCGTAGCGAAAGTTGTTGTTCAAATACTTTTATTGCAAAAGGCAATTCAGGCAATCATTGCTCTTCGTGCAGCGGTCGTAGCGACACTTACAAGTTTCGCGACAACTACGGCAGCCACTGGCACTGCGGCAACTGCAAGTTCAAGCGCTTTTGCTTTGTATGCCGCCAACACAAAAACGCTTCAAGCCGCAGCGGCAACAACAACACCTGTCCTTGCAGGTCTTCGTGCTGTGCTCGCGAACCTTGCGTCTATTGGCGTCATTACGGTTGGCATCAATTTAATTGTCACTGGCTTACAAGAAGCATTGACAGCGGCCGCAGAAGTGCGCCGGCTTCGTGGCGAAAGAGCTGCGGGAGGCGCTGCTGCAATTTTTGGCGGAAGTGCAACTGCGGAACAAAAGGCTACCGCTACAAAATCGCTGGAAGCTATCAGAAAAGAGCAGCAAAGATTGAGAAGCGGCGGGGTTATTGCTAAGCAAACCCTGCTTGGGCCTTTGGCACCATTGGCTGGCGTTCCTACTACTGCTCAAGCCGGAGCGCGTCGACCTCTGCTGCAAGAACGCGCACGCAGGGCCGAAGCAATTTTGGCCTTGCCAACCAGGGTTGAATCCACTGGATTACTGCCTCCCGCCGCAACGCCTCAGGCAGGCTTGCCCGGAGGTGAAGAAAGTTCAAAGAAGAAAGGAAAAACAGACGCCGAGCGAGCGGCAGAAAAAGCGGCACGTGAAGCAAAGCGCTTGACAGAGGAAATTGCAAAGCAAAAAGCGGCGGCAGCGGAAACGCTTGCGATTGAAAAAGGAAGGTTGCAGATTGCCGAAACAGCCAATCCACTTCAGCAGCAGATTACTTCCGCAATCGTCAAGCAAAACGACATTCAGCGCGAATTCAACGGCAGATTACAAGAGTCAAAAAGCGCCGAAGAAACACTCAATTTGCAGTTAGCGCAAAAGAATGCATTACAGACAAATGGCCTTGAGTTACAAAAGGCACTGGCACAAGAAATCGATCAGTTAACCCAGCCACTTGATGAGTTAACCAAAGCTTCTGCGGAGCGTTTAGCAATTGAAAATAGATACCAAAAACTCTTAACTGATGGCATCAATCCTCAGCTAGCGGAAGAGTTTGCGCAACTTGAGCTTGCAGCGGAAAAGCAATCAGAACTTTTGACCTTGCGACTTGCCGAACTTGAAGCTGCCAAAGCCAAATTGAATGCCGAAAGTGAAGTAGCGAAAGCACTGCAAGATCAAATCAATAAAATCAGAGAGATCTTGCAACTACAGCAAGGTCAAGTTGATAAATCAAAAAAAGAAACAGAAGAAGAGGCAAGCAAAAGACAGGAGCGAGAAAAGAAAGCGCAAAATGCTATTGACCAAGCCGAAAGACTCCAGGCTTTGTATCGCGGCATTGTTGACACAATTGAAGATGGAATTGTTAATGCTTTGAGTGCTGGCATTGAAGGTTTGATCACGGGAACAAAAAATCTTGGCGATGCCCTTAAGGAAATCGCGTCTGGGATCCTCAAAGACATTGGACAACAGCTATTGCGTTTTGGCGTCAATCTTGGTTTGCGCGCTGCTTTCCCCGGTGCCTTTGCTGCTGAAGGCGCCTATTGGACAGGTGGGTTTAAGGCTTTCGCCGAGGGTGGGCTAGTAACAAGTCCAACGATGGGAATGGTTGGTGAAGGTGGAGAGCCTGAGTACATCATTCCTGCCAGCAAAATGCGAACCGCCATGGGGCGTTATGCAGCCGGCAATCGTGGAGCATCTGTAATTCCAAGCAGTGGCGAACAAGGTGGCTCGGGCTTTGGCAATGGTGTCGCCACAATGGAGCCCATCGATGTCCGCTACAGCGTGGAACGCATCAACAACGTGGACTACGTGACCACCGATCAGTTCCAGCGTGGCCTGGCGCAAGCGGCGCAGCAAGGTGCTGTGCAAGGCGAACGCCGCGCTCTGCGTACGCTTAGTAATAGCCCAGCCAATCGCCGTCGCATCGGATTAGGTTGATTTATGGAATTTGCCTACGGCCACCTATTAGACGTTGGCCCTTCCGGGCAGGCCGCCCGCTTCCGCTTCCAGAACTACGCCATCGCCCAAAACGTGAGTGGCTACATGTTCCTCGGCTTCGGCTTCGGTGGAGCAGTCGCAACGCTGCAGGGCGACAACCTAGACGCGACGCTGCAGCTGCCTAATACAGACATGACCCGCGCCTGGGCAACACAAGCGCTGGAAAACCTCTGGGTCGCCAAGGTCACCACGATTTTGTGGGAGCCCAGCACCGGCGCTGTCCAGCGGAATTTGTACCAGTATTTCGGCAGCTGCGCCAGCGGTGGCTGGGACGAAACGACCTTGCAGATCAGCCTTAACTCTGTGCTGGATTCAGTGCAGGCAAACGTACCGGCCCGCCGTTTATCCCGCAGCTTGGTGGGCAACATTCCATTTACAGCGCAGATTCGTGTGTAACCACCTGATCGGCAGGCCCTACGAATATGGCGGCAACGACTGCATCCGACTGGTGATCGACGCCCTAAACGACATGGGC